GAAATATGCCGTGTACTAAACCGAACCCCGCCTTCATAGTCCTCGATCATCATCACGCCTGTACCGAACGTGATTAAATCATGGTAAAGCTCATGGATCTGCTCGGCAAAGTTGGAGCGCTTGAACTCCGCATACATAATATCAACGATGCTTTCGAGATATTCTTTAGCCTCGTCATCTTTATTCAATTCTAGATTCTGATATTGCAAATCGAACCAACGGGTGCTCGGGTTGGTCAACATGCCATGAAGGCTCGCAGACAATAACTCGGCTGCATGGATTGCAGTGGAATCAAAAATCTTTTCCATCCGCTTGTCACCGGCCGTCCGGCTAACCTGGATGTCCGCTTTGCGCGGGACGATGTAGTCCCCGATTTCTTGCCAGTGGTTCTCCCAGGTCTTTCGTTGAGCCGCAAGCGTGTCTAAGCGCTTGAGCAGAACAACAGCTTGCTCATCGGGCTCATTCAACATTCTAACCGCCTAACGTGGTTTTTGCGCCTGTAGGCGTGCCGCCTAGAACCGACTTTGGTACGCGCCGCCGAACAACAGCTCCGCGCCGAATACTCGCTTTCTTCTCAGCCCTTTCCTTATCCCCTGTGCCGGCACTAACCGCCGGAGCTGGGACGCGGGTAGGAGCAGCTGGCTGAACTGGCGGCGGTGGCGGCGGCGCAGGGGCCGGACTACCACCAAAAAAACTCGATACAACCACCCATATTTATGCTCCTCTATGTCGATGAGCCCAGAAGGCTCGTTGATTTCGTTTCCGGCTCTGTCGTTAGCCCCTGGGAGCTAGTAACAATCGTGGACGCTCGTCCTTTTCGCCGCTTTAAGTCTGTCCGCAAATCATCCTCAACCTTTGTACTCGTAGCCAAAATTGCCGGCTCGGGCTGAATAGGCGGTATCGGCGGCAACGCGGCAGCTGCCGGCTTCGGGAATAAAAAGCTCATATTCTTGCCTCGAATGGGTTGTACGTGCTATCCGCAAACGCTTGCGGTGCTTGCTTGCTGTCGTAGTCTTCCTGTAACGCAACGGCCATGTAACGCGCAGCATCTGCCGCGTGCGAACTGAAATCTTTTACCGGCTTCGATTTTAACGTCCGCGCCTTCTCGTCCCACTTCCGGTGATGATGCCGGAGAGCCTCAAGCGCCCTGCGAAGCTTGGTACGATCAAAATAACAACGGGGCAGTAACAGCCGCAAAGCATGGATGCCGTCCTCTATGGACAACCTCGGGACAATCCTGAACCGGATTCCTAACTCCTGGGCGGCTTCAATCCTAGTTTTGCCTGTACCCAACTCGGTAACAGCCAAATCATGCGGTCCATAATGATGCGCGTACTGCCAATCATACTCGTCCGCTTTTTCTTGAAGCATTTTTGCATAGAACGGAAAAGCTTCGCCGCTCGCTTCGTAGTGGTCAATAACGTGGACCGCGCCGCCTCGCGTAACCTGTGCAAAAAAGATACTGGTGCTATCATGGAATCCGATATCCCAAAAAGTTGAAACCTTTAACGCCGGATCGTAAGGGACTTCACAGATCTGGCCGCGCTCGTCAATCGCCTGAATCTCTTTGCCATAAATCGAGCCCTGGATATTGGCTACCCAACTGGTCTCAAATTCCTGGTTGTACTGATCAACCGACATCGTCGCCCGAGCAGCCGTTAATTCTTCCTCGTCAATTAAATTGGTCTCGCTCGCTTTGTACATACACCGGTTCCAGCCCTCTGTAGCCGCCGCCGTATCCCATAAATCATAAAAATAATTCTGTGTGCCATGTGGCGTGCCTATAAAAACGCAGCTCCCCTTCCTGTCAGATAACGCCGGGCGAATCACCTCGGGGAAAATACTCGCCGGCATCTGCGAAACCTCGTCCATCGCGCAAAAATCTAGGTAAATACCACGCAAACTTGCCGGATTCTCAGCTCCTAGCAGGGTTATTCTCGACCCGTTCGGTAGGTCACACCGCAATTCTGTCTCATGGAACCGCGTGTTTGGTATCTTGGCCGCAAACGTCTTCAAATAATCCCAGGCAATTGACTTACTTTGCCGGTAACTCGGGCTAATATATGCATATCGGCCGTTCGGCTTGGTCTCCATAATCGCAGCTCGGAGCAAATGGTTGATCACACAGACCGTTTTGCCGAAGCGCCGGTGCATTACCAGGACGTTGAACCGGTACTTGTCGAGCATGTTATGCAACTCAAGCTGCAAAGGGCGCGGTGTGTACGGGATTTCTATTTCCTGTATATTTTTTTTGTTAGCCACAGAGTAACAGAGCCTCTCTCGGGGACGTATTATAGACTAGGAGACTGCACCCGGTTCCTTGGGGGGTGGGGGGGCATGTTTCGCAGAAAACCGGCAAAAAAAGACCCCCCTTCAGGTATGTAACCTGAAGGTCATTCATTTAATATCAATGGGTTAGCGGGTGCATTTAACAGTTCGTTAACAGATCCATTCATTGGTCACGCTTTGTTCTTAGATTCCGGCTCGCACGCGAGTGACGACACCTCACAACAACAACAATGTATTGATTTAAGTAGCCGATCCCCAACGGATAACCATCTCGCCACCAGTATCAGCCTTGTCCTCTTCACGGTTACGTAAGCCTCTAGGCTGTAGCTGTCGTATCATCTTATCCATGTGATCAGCCTGTAAACGCCTTAGACCAACAGCTGCCATCGCTAACTTAGCGTCGGGTGGCAACGGGGCTGATACCAGGTCAAGAATAGAATCGCGCATGATCTCAGCCTGAAGCGCACGAGCGTTACGATACTGCTCATAGGCTGGCTCACTGTCCTGAATATGGCGCAAAACCGTGCGACATGAGGGCAAAAGGACATCATTAGCACAGATCTTGGTCAAGCTTTCACCATCAGCAATACGCTCACAAATGCGCTTGAAATCATCAGCTTTAACGCGTGCTTTCTTAGCCATGAAACTCTCAAAAAAAAGCAGCGCTTATAAAAAAGCGCCGCGAAGTTAAACAGGGAGAACGACTAGTAATCTATGATTACCTATCGTAACAAAAAAGTACTGCATTTAGTGATGTCCGTCAAATGAAATGACTACATTTTGTACCATAAAGTTAAAATAGCACTCTCGAACCGCCTCTTAACCGTTGCGGCTTGCATACCAAGCAATTCCCCAATCGCTCGCCAGGTTGGCCCTCGCTGCCTTCTAACCGCACTATGAGCTGATGCCCAGATAACCTTCCGGTCCTCAACATCCAACAACAGACACAATTCCAACGCCTGGTCATACCTCGAAATCGCGCCAGGCGAAGCACGAGCCAACCTCGTCACGGTTTCATTATACCCAAACGCCACACTTGGATCATCTGCATAATCTGGCCAACAACATTTAACACTCTGCCGCCGGACACTTGGCAACCGCCTCTCAGTGTCTGCCGCTTCAAAAAACAACCCCGCTAAACCAGCCACATCCTTCACATGATTCCGCACCGAAATGCCCGTTTTACTATCAATCATTAAAAACCCCCGTTTCGGTGCGTTTCGTCTTGCACCTGCACCGAACGTCTATAGACGATTCGGTGCGTTCGGTGCAAAACAACGGATCACCGTTTAGCACCGTTTCGGTGCGTTCGGTGCTTTCGGTGCTCATGGAACTAGCCATAAAAAACCACTTTCAAGACCCATAAATTCGTCTGCAACGAGTGATGCTATTGCATCATTAAAACGTGATCTTCGATGCCTCGTATCGCTCGACATCTTGCCCGAACAGGCCGCATAAAACGCATCGAGATCCATCCCTTTGCAACTAATCGGGAGCCCTAAATTGTTATCATTTAGCTCCATATTCTTCATTGCTTTGAGAAGTATCTTTTGATTAGCTCCCCTCGGAAAGCGCCGCTTCTTTTCGACAACATCCGAGCTATCAATTTCTTTGACTACACAGCTCGTTACAGGCTTTCCGCGTTCATTAATGCCTATATCTATGACATCCAGGCTAAATGCGAACACGCCGTCGATTTCCATCTCGCGCTGCTTAGTTACAGTCGCAACCGAGACATCGCCGGCCTTCTTGATCTCGATCTCAGTTGAACAGGCTGCACGCAGTGAGCTACTGCCACGGCTTCCTTTAGTCTCATCCTTACCAGAGTGATGCACCAGGCAAACGTGCGCTCCTGTTGTCTGGCTGATCCTATCGCAGTTAATCACCAACATTCCCATGTCTTCCGCGGCGTTTTCGTTACCGCCAGCCATCACCCGCGCTAACGTATCCAACACAATAAGCGAGATATTGCCTAATTCTTGAGCTTTAAACTGAATCGTCCGTATCAGCTTCTCTACATCCGCTTGGGTATCGAGCATGTTCACTGTACTCGGCAGTATCGTCAGAGGTATCGAGTCCTGGATCTCGTAATGCTGCTTGTACGCGGCTATCCTGTTTCTGATTCCAAAAGATCCTTCGGCGGCTACATAAAGAACGCCGCCTCTGTCTACTTCTCTGCCGCGCCATGTCTTCCCCTCGGCTATGTGTAAGCATAAATCATTAATGAAGAACGTCTTGCCGCAATTAGACGGCCCATACAGAACCGAAAGCTGCCCAGCCCCCAGCAATCCCTCAACAAAATCATCCGAGCTAGTAACAGCCTTGATGTCATCCGCATCAATCGTTTGGAATATGTCAGCATTGCTTACAGCTACCGGCTCGACGAGTACCGGCCTTAAAACTACCGGAAAACCCTGCAAATCAGCCATTAAACGATCCGCGTTATTAGCCTGGAGCCAATCATAAATATCTGCGCGTTTAGCTAAATCCTTGGCTACGTCACAAACCCTTACCGTTTTAGCTACAGAAAAGAGTTTTGAGCTGACTAGCTCGGCGTGCGTTTTCCCAGCATCATCATTATCAGGGGTGATATAGACATCCTTGCCGGCAAAGAACGGACATAGCTCATCAGGCCACTTGTTAGCCCCTTGCGGGGCTGTCGTTGCAACGTAGCCATTATACGCCAGCTCGTCGGCATCCTTCTCCCCTTCGCAAACGATCACATAATCACTGGCCAGCAACTCAGGCAGCCGATACGGGATCATTTGCAGCCCTTTGACGCTATGAATCCATTTGCTCGGATCATTCGGGTCCGGCCGGCATTGCCTAAAATCTTTCGGCATAAACCGCCGCACTTGCATATGGACTTTGCCAGCCTCATCGAGATAGTTATATTTTTTCACAATCATGCGCGGCATCAAATGATCGATGTTCACAGGCTCAATAATAACGAGCCCGCCTTCAGCAATCTCATGATCATACCATTCGTTGGTTTCGAGCTTCACGCTTACACTGCCTCGCGTTCCAAACCGCATCTCATCGCGGCTAGACAGCCCCCTATTCGGCGGCCCCCATCGCTCTGTCGCTGCGCTCTCAATCTCTCCTCGGTTAAATTCCATTTTCAGCCTCTATAATTGCTCTACCAATTTGTTCAACGATTTGCGGCACAACCGCATTTCCTAGCCCTTTGAGCCTTTCTGCGCGGCCTTTTTCGCTTTCTGATACTCTTGGTATTCCGTCTTCCCAAGAGCCGTCCAACCAGGCGGAAACCCCATCAAGGCTTCCACCCAATTTGCTGATAAATGCTTGTCTTCCTTTGACGTTCTTACCCATTCGTCCAAATTCCCCCGGTACGTTGGGCTTCCCATAAAACGGCTTTTTACTGCCCCTTTGTAGTTGCTCGCCACTGGGGTTGGAATCATGCTTATTTTTTCTGGATTGAAAGCCGCTGCTGTTAAATTGTTTTGATAGCTTTCGCGCCACTTCTTTGTCGCTTTGTTGCTGTCTTGTGTCGTCGGTGTCGGCCACATCCTCGCCGCGTCTTCTAGATTTAAGCCAAACCTCTGTTTGCCGTCCGCTGACATTCGACCCTGTGGCGTTAATCTTTCGAGTTTGTTGTGAATTGTCTTTGCTCTTGGTGTCGGCCACATCTTCAGCCCCATCATCCGCTCTGCCTCTTCCTTCGTGTATACCTGTGTCGCCAAGTTTGGCATTGTTGTGCCGTTGTCGTACTTCTCCATGCGTTTCTTGAACTTTTCTAAGTTCGTGACGCTCTCGTTTGTCGTTGGAGTAAGCCACAATCCAGACCCTGTCTCGTCTGTGCGGCGCACCAATGGCACAAGCTGGAATAACAAACGGCCTTGCGGAGTACCCTTGGCCTTCCAAGTCAGATAACACCTCGTCGAGGCCCATTGTGATGTGACCAGCAACATTTTCTGCAAGCACCCAAGTGGGGTTGCATTGTCGAATAATCCGAGCCATTTCCGGCCAGAGATGGCGGTCATCTTCCTTTCCGAGTTGTTTTCCGGCAACGCTGAATGGTTGGCAAGGGTAGCCCCCTGTGACGATGTCAATTCTTCCAAGTCGATCTGCTTGTAATGTTCTGACATCGTCGTAGATGGGAACGTCAGGCCAGTGCTTTTTAAGGACGGCTTGGGGATAGGCTTCGCGCTCGCAAAAGGCAACCGTCCGAAAAGCGGGGTTTGCTCGCTCAAGTCCGAGACTGATGCCGCCGATTCCTGAGAAGAGATCGAGGATGTTAAGGCTTTTTTTTTACTGCTCATCATCAATAATCCCGTTCCCGCTGCACTTTTCACATTCTCTCTCCTCATCAACATAATCAGGCTCACAAAATCTGGAGTACCCTTGAGGCAAAAACCTCGTCACTTCGACAAGCACAACACCTGTACCCATGCACTCTGAACATTCTTCAAAAAGGGATTTCATCATCAAGAGCCTCTTCGGCTGCTTTAACCTCGTACCATTTGCTGATCACAGACCTGATAAAATTAGTCCACTGGGCTTGCGTAAGCTGGCGCAAATCGTACAAATCAATCTGCTCCAAGTACTGACCGCCAGATTTACCAGCAAGTCTTATAAGCTCGTCCTCGCGTTCGTTTCTATCAATCATGGCTTGCCCCTTTGTCCGTATAATGG